TGATGGGTGGCCTCGGTGAATCCGATGGCTTTGAATTTTTTTGACTTGAACACGGCACCCAGCACTGAGGGGTGCATACCTGCAGGTATCTCAACCCGCTGGCGAACCTCATTGATGCTAACCGATCCCTGCTGCCGGCAGATGTCGGCGGCAATGGCCCTGCACCTGGCCAGAAAGACTGCATCTCTGGCCTCGAACAGGGACAGTTGCGTGTCCCGAATGTGCTGGCCGGTCATCTCCATGTCAGCACCATCACGATGACTGCAATGCAGGCCACAATGTACAAGGCAAAGTCAGCCGCGGCCTCGGCGCGGCGCTTGGTTTTATCCTCCAGCAAGGCCCGCTGCAGCAGCAGCATGGAGTCACTCATCTCAATGCGCTTCGGTGGGATGTAATCCTTGCCGATCTCAACCTTGCCGGTGTTGTAGGGTGTTTGCTTGTTCATGCTAGTTCTCCTGGTGGGTTATATACGGGCAAGCAGATTGGACACCTGGCTGGGGTGCCAGACCTGGCCACCGCGGGGTGTCTCAACGCAACGGGCAGTCAGCACCTGCGCGATGTCGCGCATGGTCTTGGCGCCTGACTTGGCGATGATGTCGCGCACCACCGGGCCAACGCGCTCGGCATAGGCTGCGGCCCTGGCCTTGATGGACTGGATGCCCAGTGCGCCTGCCTCGGCCAGCTTCGGGCTGCCCAAGACCTGGCCACGGGCCTTGGCTGCAGCCAGGGCGGCCTTGGTGCGGTCAGAGATCTTGCGGGCCTCCCACTCAGCAAACACTGCGGCCATCTGCAGGAAGGTGCGGTCTGCCTCTGGCATATCGGCGCAGACAAAGTTGACGCCAGACTCCAGCAGGCCGGTGATGAAGTGGACATTGCGGGCCAGCCGATCCAGCTTGGCAATCACCAGGGTGGACTTGGTGGACTTGGCCTTGGCCAGTGCTGCAGCAAGCTGCACCCGGTCATTCTTGCGGCCGGACTCCACCTCGGTGAACTCGGCCACCAACTCAGCCTGGCCAATGTGACGGGCCACGGCATCACGCTGGGCCTCAAGGCCAAGGCCTGACTGGCCCTGGCGGTCAGTGGATACGCGGTAGTAGGCAACATACTTGGTCATGATCAACTCCTGTTTCTCGGTGGTTGGGTTGTACGATAGCACCGTGCTATCGTTAGAAGGATTGTAGCACAACATGGTTTTGACCTGTCAACACATTCCCGACTAAACTGTGGGGGCTTTACTTTTTTGACAACCCGTTCCTAGAATGCTTGCGCCCAGCAATCACCTACACACACCATGAAAACAGCACCCAAGAAAGCAATCTTCATACGACTGCGACAGGACACTCTCGAAATGCTTGACCGTGCCTGCAAGGCGCAGACCCGCAGCCGCAGCATGATGGTGGATGTCATCCTGCAGGAGACATTGACCAAGCAGTACGCTGACCTGAGCGCCAGGCTGAACAGCTTGGTAGGAGCGCAGCAATGAACCCCCAGGAAGCAAACACACTGCTGGATATGGCCAGGGCAGGCCTGGCGGTGCCAACCGAAGTGATCTCCTGGGCGCTGACCGTGACTGGAGATCTGCTGCAGAGTAATTGGGCAGCCAAAGACGATATCGAAGTCTTTGTCGAGGCCATGCGCCGGGAAGGCCTGCTGTGACCGCAACTATTCTGGCCCTGGATCTCGGCACCACCACAGGCTGGGCCTGCAGGCCTACAAACGGGCCTGTGGCGCACGGGTGGGCATCATTCAAGCCTAACCGCTACGAGGGTGGCGGGATGCGCTACCTGCGATTCAAGAAGTGGCTGGGCGAGATCAGTGCCAGTGTCGGAGAGATCAACGAGATCTATTTCGAGGAGGTTCGCCGGCACAGCAGCACCGATGCGGCTCATGTGTACGGCGGCCTGATGGCCACACTGACTGCCTGGTGCGAGGCCCGAAACATTGCCTACCAGGGAGTGCCTGTTGGCTCGATCAAGAAGCACGCGACAGGCAAGGGCAATGCAGGCAAGCCGGAGATGGTGCAGGCCATGCGTGACCGCGGCCACCCGGTGACCGATGACAATGAGGCAGATGCAATCGCCCTGCTGTACTGGGCGCTGGAGGAGCAAGATGGATCTTGAGCATATGAGCGATGAGTTCAGAGACGGCTACCAACTGGCCACCCTGCACAGCAGCAGCAAGCTGCACCGGCTGCAGGAGGAACTGGACGCCTTGATGGAGCAGTTGCACATTGAGCGCGGCCATGTTAAAGATCTGAGGGAACTGCTAGACCGCATGAGGGCTATGATGCTGGGGTTGGAGAACAGGGCATGACCACAATCCTCTGCCCGATGTGCGGCCGAACCAAGAACAGGCTGGGCTGCAGAATAGTCTTCTGGCTAGGCGCCAGAACCTGGATCTGCGGGCAGTGCTACAGCAAGCGTAAATGAAGCCACTGCGCCCCTACAGGCCGCCCTCAAACCGGCCCAGCCCCGATATGCCTGTGCTACTCAAGGCAGAGGCACGGGAACTGCTGACTCACTGGGAACTGACCAAGGACAAAGCATTCGTGGACGCCAGGCTGGCCACGGTGGACAAGCGGTATGCCAAGGGCTGCGAAGAGGTTGTCAGACGGTACATGAGGATGATCAGGCATGACCGTGACGCTTGACAATGTGGTGCCGCTGAAGATCCCCAAGAAGCCCAGGATCAAGCTGCACGAATCGCCACCAGACCAGCGCAGACTCTGCGTGGTGCCAATCCGCGCCTGCATTGACAAGCAGATCACGCTTGGCATGATGCGTACCTTTGTGCTGATCTGCAGCTACATGAACCGCTCAGGAATCACCTGGGTGAGCCAGAACACATTGGCATCCAAGCTGGGTATCAGCCAGCAAGGCATCAGCAAGCACCTGATCAAGCTGATCAAGGCGGGCTACCTGGAGGTCATGCGTAAGCCCAGGCCAGGCGAGCGCACAACCACCTGGCGGGTGATCTTTGACCCCAACATCTCAGGCGAGGATGCCATCAGCCTGGTCAGCACCATCGAGGACACCAGACCGCCCTGGATGAAGGAGGAACAGGCCTCAGCACCAGACCCAGCAGGCCAGCGCAGGATCGCTGACCTGGTGGCCAAAGCACTCAACCAACCACCCAGAAAGGAACCAACCATGCCAGCAAAAGGACAGTCAAGGACGGTACAAAAGATGAAGGAAGACATTGCCAAGGTCAAGTCAAGGAGGTCTAAGACACAACCTTCAGAGGTTGTATCTAATCCTGTGGATAACCCATCACACACACAACCTCCAGAGGTTGTACAACCAATTGATCTCCAGGCACAACCTTTTGATGCAATTTCTACAACCTCCAGAGGTTGTGCCGAACGAGAAGAACAAGGTATAGATAAGGTTGTTATGTACAACCAGGTTGTAAAAGAACTTTACATAAGTCGACAACAATTTGAAGAGCATTTGGAGTGCATCATCGAGGCCTACCGGATCGAAGGCCTGACCCCGAACCCGGACAGACTGCCGGCCGAGATCCTGCAACTGCACCGGGACACCCAAAGATGAACAGGCTCAGGAAGGCGCCTAGATCGAGCCAGGAGGCGAGATCTGCACCTGGTTGGTACCAGGGTAGCCAGATGGTCTTCCGGCGCCTTGTGGGGGCTATAAACCGGCCTGATCTCAAACCCAATCGAACATATGGATTTTGGACAGACCGGCAGCCAGGGGGTGGGGGTGGATCTGCAGCCTGGCTGGCGGGGGTGGGCAGGCTGATGCCTGGTGCCTGGCTGGCCAGAAAACGACCCCTTGCCCCCCCACCCCTCACCCTAGCGATGGGGGTACCCCCCAAAACTTTTCCCTTAAAAACCAAGGATTTAGCATGAATCTGACCGGAGATCGCAACCAATGCCCTGGCTGCAAGGCCTACTTCAACTCGATTTTGGCCTTCGACAAACACCGCACCGGCAAACACGGCCAAGATCGCCGCTGCCTTGCCGAGCATGAAATGTTGGCAAAGGGGATGTCCCAGAACTCAGCGGGGTTCTGGATCAGCAAAGCAATGCCATTTGCAACGAGAACCGCGAGGGCTAGGAGCCGCGATCAGGGGGTGGGTAAGGGGTAGGTAGCCATGTGGGTAAAAAATGGCTGTAATGTGAGATTTGTGTTAGTGTTCATTAACTTTGAAAGGAAGCTGAGATGGCATACGAAATGAAACCTGGGCAGGGATCTGCCTTCAAGAACGACAAGAAG